CAATCCAGAATTTCAGACCGGCTTTTCTGGCAGCAGCTCCAGCGGCAGCAGCCTTGACCTGCACGTCGGCTACAAGGACGGCCCTTTCTTTATTCAGGCCGGCCCTGCCATGAGCAACGACACCTCTAGCACTGACTGGGGTTGGTCAGGCAAAGCTGGCGCCAGCGGCCAAATCGACGACCGAACCAGCATCTACGCCGAGGCTGGCTTCGGCAAGTTTGATGACTCTGACACAGCCAGCTACATCAAGACCGGCGCAGTCATTGACTTTTAATAATGACCTCGCTCTATAAAACACTCACCGTGGTGTCGTTATTGCTGGCAACAGCAACCACGTCTGCAATGGTTTACGCCTACTTGCAAATGCCTGGGATTGTTAAGGGCGCGATCGAAGATGTCGAGCGCAAGCTGAAGGGCGTTACGGATGAAGCCGTCAAAGAGATGAAGGAATCTATTCCTGTAATCCCCAAGACGACTGGGCCTGCGGTGCCGACTTTTGACAAGTGAGATCCCACCGATTGTCTTGCCGGCAATCAAAGAGATCAAACTGCCACTGGTCACACCGCTTGCGCCACCTGTAACAGCGCAGCCAATTATCCAAATGCCGGGTTGTGTTGCCGTCCATCCAGACGCGCAGCGCAACCCATCGCTTTTGGTTGATGACCCCAACAGGGTTGGCTTTGCCTGCCCCGATGGTGAGATTCCGTCGTACAACCCGATGGACTACACACCGTCACAACTGACGATTGTCGAACAACAACCGCCACAGCAAAAGCAGAAGCCAGAACAGCCCGCGCCGGCAAAGCCGCCAAAACAAAGAACAGAACCACCTGGGTTACCTGCCAATCAACAGCAGAAGCCAAAGGTTGTAGAAGAACAAGGAATTGTCGACAAGATTGTCGAAGGCCTACCAACTTTGCAGGCAGCGACTACAGCGTCGGGGGTGGCTGTAATCGCTACTGCCTCAGCAGTTCTCGCCAAGCCTCTGGCGGATCTTCTGCTGAAGCTGATTAAACCGGCAATAAAAAAAGGAAGCAAGAAGTTAGCCCAGCTGCGTAAGAAACGCCTAAAAATTCAAAGCGTTAGGGAACGTGTGCTGGCTCAACGAGATCGCAACCGCGCAATCATGGTTCTTCGCCGTGCTTTACGGCCTTGATTTCGTGGGTGTGAGGTAACACCTGACCAGGCTTTGCTGTTACCACTACGTCTCGGCAGATGTCTGCGTATGGGCTGCCAGTTTTAAACCGAATACCTTGCAACGCTAGTTGTCCGCAATGTTTAAGCCTCCCGATCTCGTAATCGAGCCTGGCAGTCGCCAGCTTTTGTTGGTAGATCTGATTCTGAATTGACATTCCAGCCTTACAACGTTCTTGAATCCCACCGTCGAGCGGAATAGAGAACGTGGCAGTGATGCCCAGGTTCAATGCAAAGTTGTCCTTTTGCATTGTCGGCGCCTGCTGCATGTAGAGGATGTTGCCTGGGTTCAGCAACGCGTCGTTGTCGTCAGTGGTCTGGTCGTAGATCGGCGTCTCAACCCAGTCCTTGCGTGGCAACCGAAAGCTGTGGTTGTGGGTAACAAAGGGGGATATGGATAATGCGGGACCCTGACAGCTGATCTGGTTTGGCCCGCTGTGTGCATTAGGCCAAGGGCCTTGCTGCTGCAGGATTCCCATGTTTGTCACTGACCCGCTGCTGTTTGCCACAGGGTTGGCTGTTGCATTGGCCTGACTCAATGCTGGGCTAGGCAACAGCAGGGTTATGGCCCAAAGACCGACGTGGACTCGGTGATGGATTCGAGTGTTTGTGTGCGGTTGATCGTCGTGATGTTTGCCAAGCCAGGGCCTGAGTAGTGCTCGGTGTATTGAAACGGCTGCGTTGTGCTGGTCTGTTGCCAGCCTGGGCGCTGCGACATGTCCAGCCCTGTCCATCTGGTGTCGACCCCGTCGATCGTTTGTGTCTGTGTTGTCGTGGCACTTGGCGCTATCTGTCCGTCTGCTGCTGACACGCCAGTGCCAGTTACGGCGTAGGTGTAGCCAGGGTTGAAGTCGACAGACCTGATTTGCTCGACCGTGACCAGCGTGCTTTCGGTCCTGCTTGTCATGGTTCCAGTGCGAAACGACGGCACCACAGGAGCTGCGGCGCACGGCGATGCGATCAGCAGAAGTAACAGCCAACGCTTCACTTCAACTGCAATGTCTGTGTCACCTGGCCGGTGATACTTGTGCCTGCAGAACCAGCCGTCAAAGACATAGCCCCGTCCGTGGCGATCGAGGCGCTCATATTCCCTGCCACCCCGCCCGACGTGGTCGTCGTCACCCCGAGCATGGGCAGTGAGTCGACGTTGCCAGACGATGTGGTCACGCTGGTAGCCGTTGGCGTGGCATCGCCCTCGGTGAACGACTCGCTGTAGCTGAACGCGTTACCTGCCGTAGTGACGGAGTAGGCGCCTGGCGTGTATCCCACGGCGCTGCCAGCCGTCAGGCTGCCAAGCGTTGGCGACGTTGACAGCGTCACATTGTTGCCTGACACCGCAAGGCTGGAGCCGATGCGTTGTGCTGCGCTTGCAGCTCCGTCCACAGTCATTTGCACGCTGCTCTGTATGGAGTGCGTAATTTCAGCGGACGCAGGGGCGGCTGCAATCAACAGCAGCAGTGGGGCTAAGCGCTTCATTTTGTCATCGTGGGTGTAGTGGTCTCATCAGTTTTAGATTCTTCCTTCTTCTTCCCGCCATTTTTGCCAACGTTGATGCCATAGGAGCTGAGCACTGCTGTCAGCATCGAGGCGGAAAACGTGGGATCCATTGCTTTGACCTGGCCTAGGTAGCTGAGACTGAGGCAAACCAATGCCCAGGTCAGCACAATCAAGCGGACAAAATCTGCCAACCAACCACCGTGGTCAGCGTCGTCGTGCTGATTCGCCATGTCGCTTGGTCGAGTGGCTAAATCTTAATGTTGTCGGCTTGCAGATTCCACTGCATAACAGGGGTAGCCGAGGGTGTCGCTTTGAACCCCCTTGAAATTTCTCCTCAACTGTTGTTTCGCAAGGAGCTGACGCTGAGACAGGTCAGGCAAATGTTTGATCGAGAGGAATGGGACGAACTAAAAAACACTGCAGAGATCCTTGTATGCGCTTGGATACAGCAGTGTGTTGTCAGCGACTGGCTCGCAAGCGAAGCTGGGGAGACCCTTGTATCTGACACCGATGGACTTTCTATCTGAGCCCTGGTTCTGGATCATCGTGACTGCCGCAAGTGAGATCATTGGCATGTCAAAACTGAAAGACAACAGCGTCATACAGCTGGCCTTTCATGCACTCCAAAGCCTGAAACCAAAGAAACAGGCTTAGGACTTTTTGGCTGTGCGCTTACTGCGGCGAAAAGCAAGTGCAGTAGGCGCACCTTTGCTTCCTGGCTTGCGCATTTTTTCACCGCTGCCAGCACGGATCCTGGCCCTCTTCCGGTGAATGTTCATATAGAGACCCGGACGTCCAGCCATCAGTACCCCTTCTTACCGCCGGAACCTTTGCCGCCTTTGCCGCCTTTTTTCATGTGACCACGAAAGCTGCAATTAGCTTACGGCAGATGCGTTGAACTACAAGGTCGTAGTCGAGGGCTTACACGTCAAGGCAGCTCCACCCAGCTCGACGATGCCTCGCGTTTATTCAGGCGGTTGCCACAACAACGGACGTTCGTTGTCCATGTCGTATTCGCCTGCTCGCAGGATTCGGGCACAACGCGCCATTTGCAGGGCGTAGTTTCTGCTGAGATGGGCCTTGGTATAGGCCCCGAGTACGACGGACCACATTTCTTTGGCAGTCTTGGCGTCCTTCAGCAAGTTTTCAGCACGTTTTGGACCCACGCCGGGACAGCCGGGGTAGCCGTCGGCTGAATCCCCAGTCAAGGCTTGCGTGTAGAACTTGTAGTCGGCTTCGTGCTCACTGACGTCAATCAACCCACCGCGTTCTATGTGAACGCCACGGATTGTCTTGAGGTCTTTGTCCAGGCTTGCGATTACGTCGCCGTTGTCTGCGTCGGCATTGATGCCGATGACGTCGTCGCCCTCCACACCGTTGTATGTCTGACAAGGCCAGTGGTCTTGGATCCACAGGTAGAAATCAGACAGCCCAGCTGGCTTGCGCTGCTTAACTCGGTTGGATTTGTACTTGCTGTAGACGCTGTAGCGGAAGTTGTTCCGTGAACCAAGAGCAATCACCAAGCTGTGGTCTGGCGCAATGTCTTGCAGCTCATTCATCGCGCTGGTAAACGCCTCTTTTGCGCGGTTGTAGTCAACGACATAGGTCCAATAATCGTTGCCCCAGTCGCACTCATGCTCGTTTGCTTTGACAGCTCGCACCCCGTAGGTTTCGCCGTCGACCCACAACATCCCAGGCATCAATACAGCTCCGTTGGCTCACCTTCAGGCCAGCGCTGCCGCGCTTTGGCTTTGGCCGCAGTCATGCTGCTTGCCTCAACAGTCCACTTCATTTGGTTGTGGCCGCCAGGGAAGTTAATCAACAGTTCAAACTGTTTTTCCTTGCGCTTTTTCTTAGCCATCACTGATCCTCCATTTCGAGGATGTGATAAATGGCTCGCATATAGCCGTCGTACCACATGGCTAATGACCGGTCGTCGTTCTGAAAAGCATTGTTGTAGCGATGCTCTGCGTCACGCAACAAGCCACGCACAGCTTTGCGACTGACGTCTAGCTGATCAACTTGCATTGGCGTGTTGGATGTTGCGGAGGTCGTACACACGGGTAGTTCTGGTTTTTGCGCCCTGTTGCCAAACAACTGAACAACTGATCTGGGAGGGGTGTGAGACATGTGCTTTTTTCCAGCCATCGCCGGAGTAGAAGTGAACTTGTTGGCCTTTAGTGAGATCAGCCCAAGTCAAAACTGGGCGTCCGGGTCTGCCCATTTCTGATCGAGCGATTGGGTCTCCTCGTCAAACCGGAATGAACCGGCGTAACCCTGCCGTCCGAGCATCCGGTTTTTCAGGCAGTAGCTGTGTGTGAGGTCAGTGCCTCGCCGTCGAGACAGGCTCCAGATGGTGTCTGCTAGCTGGCAGATGCTGTGGCTGCCGCGGATGTCATGGAGTTCAGGAACGCCTCCGTCTTCCATGTTTTTGAACTGGCTGCTGTTGCGGTTCAAATGGCTGATGGCAAACACCGTGCATTTGGTTGCTGCAATAAACGACCTGATCTTTGTGACCAGTGCGTCGAGTTGTCGCGTGTCTTGCGCCAGGCCAGAGCCGACAATCGTCAGGTGGTCGAGGTAGATGTGCTGGCAACCCAGCGACCTGACCATGTAGTTCATCCGTTGCAAGATGACCTGCTCATCGAGAGACCCAAAGTGATCAAACAATTCGAGCATCCCTGAGCCGGTGACGAACTTGTCGGCTTGGGCAATCTCCTCTAGCTGCTCTTCCGCTAGCCCTGCGTATGACTGTCGTGCGTGCAGTTGGACGCCAGCTTGCGCGCCAACAAAACGGAACACAGCTTCCTCTGCTGTTTCCTCCAACCCGATCCAGCCGACCTTGATCCCTTTGGACATGTCGTGCAGAGCAAGAGCTCTGGCAAACGTTGACTTGCCCACGCCTGATCCAGCGATAAGGACAATTAGCTGGTTGGCATAGAACGGCGTCTTTTGGTTCCAGTATGAAAACGCGCAGTTGGTTGCGACGCACTCGCGTGGCTTGTTGACGATGCCGGCGTAGGCCGACGCTGGTTTGATGCCGTCAGGCCTGATCTCTTTGGCGGCATACACCGCGTCTTTGACTGCCTGACCGCCCAGCTCCGTCAGTGTTTCGTTGGCGTCCTTGCGAGGAAACACCACACGCCGCACCTGCCCTGGCTCGAACAGCTCAACCAGCGCCTTGGCCGCTACTTCTCCTGGCTCGTCGTTGTCCGTTGCGATGTAGACAACTTTGAACTGGTTGAAGTGATCAAGGTGTTTTTTGACCCAGGTGGCAGCTGACTGCGCGCCGTTTGGCACCGAGATGCCAACGATCTTGCTGTTTGTTGCCGCATAGATAGACGGCGCATCGAACTCGCCTTCTGTAATGGCAATGGCGTCATGCCTTGCAGGGTTTGCAAGGTGGTAGCCGAAACCAACAACACTCTTGGAATCGCCCTGCCAGCTGATGCGCTTCTGATCGTCGCGAAACTTGCGGGCAATAACCTTGCCAGCAGCGTCGCGATAGTCAAAGGCAACGCCAGTTTTGGTGCGACCAATGCCGTATTGCTCAAGCACCCGCGGTGACACACCACGGACAGCTTTGGTCTCCCATGCTGTAAATGCAGTAGGCGTCATTGGCGAAACAGGCGGCGATCTGGGGCTGTCCTTTTTGCGGCCGTCTTCCGGCTGCGTTGTCTTGCCACAGACGAAACAGTGCGTGTGCCCGTCGCTGTAAATCGCCAGACCATCAGTGCTGTCGCAGTCAGGACAGGCGCTGTGACGAAGAAACTTAGATTCACTCACTGACCTCCACCGGAATGAGTGGAGCAAAGGAGGCACGGTTAGGCGTTTCGTCGAGAACCCAGCCGCGATGCCGGCCGGCGTACACGGCGAGGCACACCAGGCCAGTCGTGATGTTTTCGTGCGTGTGGAACTCGGTGGCACAGTTGCGACACAGGTGCTTGCGCACTCGGTAAGTGTCCTTTGGCATTGACGACGTGACCCTGAAGTCCGTCTCCCCGCATTGCGGGCATTGTTGTTGAGAAAGAGATGTGGTCATGGATAAATGAGTTCGATAACGATCAGCGCGTCTTTTGTTGATGCTTTGTTGTGACGTATAGAAACGTTGTCGATGTTTGTGACACGATCGTCGGTCCATACCAAGCCATTCCCAGCGTCAAAAATTCCGCCCAATAGGTTGTCGATGTCGCCTCGGCGTGGGCCGTAGAACCTGATGCCGATCCACTTGACGTAGTCGAGAGGTTCGTCGACCCATTGCTCTGCTAGTTGAGCTCTCGCGTCTTTCATCCAGGCCTTGTATTCCTTTGGCATGTAGGGCCTGGTCTGACCCTGAAAGGAACGTGGCCTAGCTTTCGAGCGCGGCTCAATCTTCAGACGTAAGACCCGGCGCTGCATTGAATACAACTGCGTCATCCACATAACCTCCAGGTACGACATCAAATGCCGGGGTGACATTTTCGGCGTCTGCCACATAAGGCTTGTAGTCAACGATTTGGATTTGGCGAGGTTGGAACGTCATGCCTGCGCCCGTGCTGCCGCCCCATGCGTAGATGTCAAAAGCAACGACGATCTTTGACCCATTGCCGACAAGGTTTTTGTGGTCCCAAGGACGCAACGCACTGTCAAACACAACAGGGCCAGCGCTGCTGGTGCCGTCTTTGCGTTGAAACTCGGGCAGTTTGAATCGCACCACTGTTTTCTTGCGTGGCTCTTCCTTGTGTGGTGCGCATGGCATCCAGTGGTTGGACTTCTTTTTGTCGCCGTGCGCCTCGGTGTACTTGTCCTCCATTTGCTCGATCCACGCCATGTGGTCGACGTTGGAGTTGTCGAGCACAAGGTCAAGGCTCCAGGTGGGAGGCTTGCTCGGATCGAACTTGTTTTCGCGTGCTTCCCCTAAGCATTTGAACCATTCACACTCGGCGACTGGTGTCTTTAACAGCTGTGGCATGTGGTCGTGGTCTTGTGAGACCTGAGAAACGTACCGCGTATTGCTCTACGCGTCTGCAAATATCTTAAGTCTCATGAGTACAAGTACGGATTAGTGCCAACTAGGCCCACCGGCAACGTGTCAACAAGTGGTGGTGCAGGCAGCAAAAGCCCAGTGTTTATCTGGATTTCTTCCCGTGCCACGGCTAGCCAGTTGACCTTGTTGAATTCCCTAAAGTTATGGATCAGGTTTGTATGCAGAAACGTTGCATGATCTACGCGTGTTGCAAAACAGTCATGGTTTGCAAGCACCGGCACTCCATACACTGCGCATGTGTAGATGATCTGGTGAGCAAGAGCCGCATCAATAGCGTGCGTCCAATCAGCGCCAACGCTTTTGTTTGCCTGCGTTGGTGAAAACGCAGCGTCAACAGGCTGGTCTTGCAGCGTCATGTTTAGCTTTTTGCCAAACAGCAGGGTTTGCACCACGCGTTTTTTTGGCACGCGATCAGCCTTGCGCATCGGCCAATTGGCCCCTGTCGTCCACTCCAACGGGTAGCCAGCGTTCATGACCTTGCGGCACACGGCACGCAGCCAACCTTTGACCTCAAGACACGGACCTGTTGCCTGTTTCAGCTCAGCCCACAGGTGGCTAGCGAGGTACTTAGCTGGCACCGCTACCTGCAGTGCGTACTCGTTGAGCGGAACGTAGCCGTAGTGCTCGTCCAAAGCGTCAACTAAACCGTCGCACAGGCTCATGTACGACCCGCCATAGGGCGCGGCAAGCACTGGCCCCTTGCACAGCTTGCGGTCGATGCCAAAGCGCAGCCATATCCCAGCCAAGGTCTGTGCCCTGTCGTCGCCGGTCTCTAAATCAATCGACAACCGATACCTGACCTTCTCTGCAATGTGCGAGTACAGATCCCGCGGTGTGCTGCCGATCACGTTGCAAAGCCGTGCAACCTTGGCGTCCCTCACCAGTGTCGAGAGGATCCCGCACCCGCTGGTGGTCTGGTCAAGCCTGATCGGCACGCCTGTCTCGCCTGTGTCCAGCGCTTCCTTCAATGCACGGCACATTTGCAGGTACTGCCACGGGTCAGACGCATCGCGCCACAACTCCAGCCGACCCAGCGGATCTTCTGCTGCAGCCAGCATCCGTTCTTTCTCGTTCTCGCCCCACTTCTGCCTGTAATCCCAGTGTTGGCGGGTCAGCCCGTAGTGGCCAGCAGCTGCCTTGAAAATCCATGCCATGCCGTCGTCATTGACGCAACCTTTTCGTGCGAAAGACAGACACGCCTTCTCGTAGTCCGGCCCCTGGTGCGTGACGTGCCTGTTGCCGCTGTAAAGCCTGCCCCTGTGGTCTGCGTGGTACGGCTGATAGACGACACGGCCGGCCAGTTCCTCTGCGGTTTGCAATGACCTCTCGATGCGCACCCTGCGTGGCCTGTTCTGCTCACGATCGCGGTGCGCCATGGCTGCCATGCGGTTGCGTGCGCGCAGCTCCGCTGCCCCAGGGTTGTCGCCCAACCTGTCCGGCACCTCCATGGGCGTGCGTGCGCACGGGAACAGGCCGCTGATGCCGTTTTCCCATGCAATGCGTTGCATACCAGGCAGCTCGGCGTCGACCTGCAGCGGCACGTTTTGCATGTGCGTGGCCGCGGCATACTGCATTGAGAGGTCGGCTTCGCGGTAGTGCTCGACTGCACTGCCGTCCTTTTCTTCAATGTCCTGCACAGGAACACGCACAAAACTTTCTTCATTGCCGAGAAAGCCGCCGCCGTACAGCTCATGCCATGGCTCTGGCTGGCAAACCATGGCCGTGTGTGCCGTTGAATAGGTGCGCTGCGGGCACTGCCTGATGAATTCCTCTGCCTCTGCTGTTGGCAGCACAAAACGTGGCGTGGTCTTGCCAACGCGGTGCTTGACCACGCGAACCAATGGCACAGATCGATGCAGGTGGTCGAGTAAGAACTGACCAACGTGCAGCCGCACCATGTCGGTCCATGGCGGGACAGCACAGCCCAGCTGACGCATCACCTCATGGCTGGCCAGTTTTTTGCGGCTTGTGCCCTGCCGCATCATCCGCCGCACCTCCAGCGGACTCTTGCCCTGCAGCCGCATCAGCCTGCACTCGTCTTCCACTGCTTTGCCGAGGTTCTGGCAGAACGTGGCCAGCCTTTGCTTGCGGCTCAGCTGATCGAGCGTTGCCGTCAGAGCAACCGCTGCGATGTGATGCACACCTTTAAACGCATCGAAGTACGGAATGGCATCGCCGTTTGACCGTGCCTTGTCTGGTGCCAGCAAGTAATCCTCAAACGTGCTTTCCAAGGCCGCGGCTAACGGCTCAAGGCACTGGCTGTAGAGGGCTTGCCCGTAGGGCAGCGCTGATTCGCGGCCCAGCTCACGGATCCGCCGATGCGCAGCTGCACCATCGTTTTGCGCCCGCTGCTCGCACTTGCGTTGGCGTGCAAGTTGCTCGTTTTTTAGCTGCAAGTCGGCTTGCAGATCGCTTGCAGGAGTACCTCCCGCGTGGCCGGAATCTTGCATATCCGCAGAACTGCTGTTCACAGGCCCAGATCGCAGTCAGCGACTTGCTCTACGGATGTGTGGAGTATTTTCTGACTCTTGCTCCAGGAGCCAGAACTCAGTGATAGCAAGGCATTACGGCCGGTTTTTCTGCAAGTTGCAGACAACTTGCTGCAAGTCAGCGACATGCGGTTTTGTGACTGTTGGTTGGCAAGTCGTGGCTGACAAAATATCCCTTGCCTTGTTCAGGCGAGAAACATCCATTTGGACGTAAAGGGACACTGCCGACACGCTTTTGTGCCCTGACCATTGCATGATTTCAAAGGCGGTGCAGCCGGCTTGGCCCAGACGCGAAAGGCATGTATCGCGCAGCGTGTGAACCGGGCGCCGTTTATCAATGCCGCAACGCTCTAACGAGATCCGCAGCTGACCATCGAAGCGGCTGTGGCTGATTCGCATGTCGCCGTCAAAATGCCACACAGGCGCATTACGGTCTTTTTTGACGTAGTCGCTGATTACGTCCACGGCCTGCGGAGTGAGCGGCAGCCTGCGGTTCTGGTTTTTGTGGTCGGGGCTCGGCTTGAAAAAATGCACCGTGCCTTTGCGCAAATCGATGTCTCGCGAGCGCAAGCGAAAGGCCTCGCTATGGCGACAGCCCATTTCGTACAAGAACAGCAGCAGGTGAGCGTGCTTGATGTAGCCGCGGTTGGAAAGATCGCGAACGACGACCGTCAGCTCATCCGGCGTCCACAACCCCTTTTCGACAAAGCTGAGCGGGACATTTTTTGGCAAAGGCGGCAGGGACTTCACACCTGCTTGCACAGCAAAGTCACGAGCCAGGCGGATCTTGGCAACCTTTGCGTTCACCGTGCTGGGCGAGTTGCCAACTTTTTCGAGCAGGTGGTCCTGGTATTTCTTCACCGCTGCAAAGCTGATGCGATTGACAGGCATCGCTGGGCCAAACCACTGCATCACCTCCTCAAACTGGCTGATTGGTGATTTCTGGTTGGCGAGCTTGGCGTAATGCTCCTTTGCCTTTTCGTATGCGTCGCGCAGCGTGAACTGGCCAATCAGTTCATCGCTAACGCCGTTGAGAGCATCCCGCAGCCGCTCCATGGCGTGCGCCTGCGACTTGCAGGACAGCTGGCGGCGTGTGCCGTTGTCATAGACGACGTTGACGACCCAGCCGGATTTACGCCTGCTGATGCTGTGCTTCGTGACTGTGGCCATTGCTTGGAAGGTTCAGGATTTGCTGTTTGATGCCTTGTCCTTTTTTTGTAAGTCGCACGCGGTAGCGCCGGCCCTCGGCTGGGTCGATAAAAACCTCAACCAGGCCCAGCGCTTTCTTTTTGTGTTTGGCGAAATCGCTTAGGGCGTTCACGCATCGGGACGCTGACGCGTTGGTAATGGCAAACCGCTGCTCGATCTCCCTGTAGGTGCAGGACTCCTGCTGTGCGATGAATAGGAACACCTGCGCGTGGTGGAACGGAAGCGTGCCTGGGTCCATAGCCCCAAAAACGTCAAAAGCCCGTTCCAATTGAGCCAAATCCATGACGATCGTTCGCCGCCTTTGTTGCGAGTTAGTTGCCAGTGCATACAAGGGTGCGTAGAGCACAGCACGGCGTGAGCGGTCAAACCATAATTGTGCCAAGGTGAAATTCTGGATACAGAGACACAAAGGCATACGTTGGGCTTTCTCATCAAATACGCTTTGTCTCCTCCGTAGGTATTTCTATGCAACTTAAACCTGCGGCCCTGCAGAGTTCCTCGCCCTTGCGGGTTACGCAGTACACAAACCCTTTGCCCTCAGGCCTTGTGGCCTTGTTGAGCAGATGCAAAGCAGGCAGGCGGACCTTGTCCGCCGTCGCGTCGTAACGAACCGCCATGCCATTCAGCGCGCGGTTCACTTGACCGTTTCCTGCACCTGTCAGATGGCACAGCTCGGCCACA